GAGTTAACAAAGTACTGAACATCGTCCAGAACTATGATGTCTCCACCAGCGATAGTATCTGCTGAGTTTTTAGTTACAGTTGCATTGTTTTGAGTAACAGCAACTGTGTTACTAAATGCTGCACTGTCTGTGCTTCCAAGTATGGGCATTGTATTACTTCCGAATTAATTGATTTAATTTCCTAAAGTTTATTTATAAAACTTGATGACTATCCTTCCAGCAGAGCCTTTTCTAGTGCTTCTACTAGTTGATCATCTACTTTGTTTCCTGATTTAGCGGCTGCTTTTTTAAGAAGACCAATAAGAAACACTTTTAGTTTCTCTTCTAGATCTTCAGGAATTTTATCCACCGCCTTGTTAATCACCTGAATAGCGATTGGTAATAAAAAATTAGTCATGATTAATATATTAAGTATCTTTATTTATCAGATATACTCTCAGTTCCACCAATTGAAAAAGGATTGTACTTTGCTGTAGCAATCCTATACATCTTCTCATGCATAGTAACTACCTCTTCAGCAGTCTTCTCAAACTCAGGTGTTGACTCATGTCTTGATGAATACTTAGTATCATCGTCTGTCGCTATTGGCATTTTATCTAATGGGTTATCAAACCAAGGATCAGTAGGCATTATCCTATGTTAGTTGTATCTTTTACTTGTATATCAGGTTTCTTCTTAGCTCCACCTTTCTTCTCATACTTACCATCATTTATGGTAGGCATGACCTCCACTGCTGGAGGTTTTTTCTTAGACTTTTTTGCTTCAAATACTCTCACCTCCTCACTCTTTATTTTAGCACCTACAGCATGTTCTTTGCAAGGAGTAGCACCACACTTAGGGCATGACTCTACTGCTTGTGGTTGTTTTTCTTCGGCCTTGATCGTTAACTCTTCCGAGCAAGACCCTTCTACTTTTTTGAATACTTAAGGATCTTCTCTGCAGTCTTTCTTGCTGCTGCTTTGTATGCTTCCTCTCTCATTTCAGGAGTAGGTGCTTTAGATCCATCATCAGGAACATATCCTTCTACATCCCACTTCTCACCTGTAACTGTGTAAGTAGTTTCTGTTAACTCACTGAGTTCTGTAAGAATCTTAGATGCTGCATCCCAAAGTTCTGACTGTTTAGCATCGAAGTCTTCTTTCTTTATTTCCTTTTTCTTATCCTTTGGATTTAAAGAATTGCCCTTCTTATCATATCCCCATTTACCATCTTCTTCTACTGGTTCTACTTCTTCCTTCTTAACCATCAAATTCTTTATCTGAGCACCATATGAAGACTTGTTCTTTGTACTATCAGGAGGACCAGCATTGAACTTAGGATCCTTTGTACCACCGTCATCTGTATTAACAACCTTCAGAGTCGGGACAGTTTCTTTATCAAATTCTGGTTTAGGTATAGTACCTATTGGTGTTGTAACCTTATCTTCTTCAGTTGGTTTCTCTATAGTAGCAGAACCAGGAGCAGGTACTTGCTCTTCCACATGACTACCTTGGAATCCAGCACCGTCCATCCACTGAGCGTATGACTCGATTAATGCTTGAGAATATCCATCGTTATGACGAACGGAGGTTGATGGTGTTGGCTTGTCCATGAGTAAAAAAGGTTGTTCTTCTTGGTTTATTTATACTTTCATTGACTTCTCTTATGTCACGTATCCATGCTCGGAACATTTCATCCGACTCAGTTACACAAATAACATAGTTAGGTCCAGTGCGAATAATCTTTCCTTTCACACCAGTAAGACTATTCATCACAACTTCACCTTCAGTGAAAACTTGCTTCTTTCTGAAGTTCTGTCTGACTGCTTCTGGTTTAAAATCTTTAAATGTTTTCATTTAAAATTCGCAGGTAGATTTGCTTTGATCTCATTCATGAGACTACGACAATCATTATCATTTAACTTAGTAGGTATCCCCTTACGAAATGCAGTAAAGTCAGAAGCAAATGCTGCTCTTCTCATTTTTGTACCAGATACAGCAAATGTATCACCATCTGCATCTCTGCTACCAGAGGAAACTATATCAATTTTACGAAACTTGAAGTCTGTACCATTATATTTATGCAGGAACTGCATAGCACCTACACGATCAGATCCGACAAGCATTATAACCTCATCATATCCATCCATCATAATATCCTGTAGTATCTTAACAGGATCCCTAGGACCACTATAGATATGTCCCTTATGTTCAGGGAACATCTTATTCATAATCTTAAACTTATACTCAGGACTAAGAGGATTGTTTCCTTTAGCATCATGTGACTGAGAGATGTATATCCTATAATCATCCTGACCAGCAGTACGTTTTACTCCAGCAAAGTTATCTTTGTGTCCTGTGGTAGGTGGTTGAAACCTACCAAATGTAAAGTAGCATCGTTTGGTTTCTAACGCCATTGCTTTGCAAGAGTAAAGTTAATGTAGGAGAACTCTAAACGATTAACAAGTTTTACCATGTCTCCATCTTTATGTAGAACATAACCCTCTGGTCCAGTAACCTTATATCCATTCTCTGTACGAACAAACGTCTTGAATGTCTCTAAGTGATCCAGTTTATTAATAACAAATTGTTTAAGTTGTTGTATATCCTTATAGAGTTGTAGCATTGCTTTGAACTTATCAGAATTATTAATAAGATAATTCTCACTATCATAGATCAATGTCTTCTTCTGAACCTGTGCAGCAGGTGTTTTCAATTTATCAGCAGCAGGTTTGACCTTACTATGATAGAAGTTAGTTAGATCCTCCAGTGCTTGAGCTGGGTTTGATATAGTCTTCTGCCTTTTAATCTGATCATTGAAGAACTGCTTAAGGTATGAGGACACATGCCACTTAGCATCACCCTTAGTACCTTTAAGTAACACCAACTCATCCAAGAACTCTCCACAGATCTTGCAGTTAGAATCTATGTTAGAAACCATCTTATCAAACTTCACCTCTTCATTATGATCCAATCCTATCTTATGCATAGGAGTATCATTATCAATCACTGCTACTTCTTTCACAGTTTTTATCTTCTCACCCAAACCTGCTCTTGCTTGCATCGTTTGGATACTACTTCCTGTATAATGGGTATGAAGTACAACAATAATTTCTGCTTCTATAATAGTCCTACCTATAGGATGATCCACAGGTATAGCATATGTTAAAGCTTGGTTACCAAAAGTATAAAGTCTCTCTCCATGAACAGTCTCTGTCTTAATATCACCTCTAGTAGCAATAAAATCTCCTTGGACAACACCCTTAATATCTAATTTCTTAAGGTGTTTTAGACACAACTTCAATCTATCAGCTAGATCAGGAGCATGTCCATAATACTTATCAACTGCTTTAGGAGTAAAGGCAACCTTTGGAATCTCCTTATTAAAAGCAGATTTATTAGCAATAAAAAATTGTCCTATCTGTGGATCTATACCACAAACTATAGATGGTATACCATCCCACTTGGTCTGCATGAATCCTGTACTATTATCACAACCAAGCATCTTTCTTAATTCCTGTAAGAAACTAACAATGGACTTACAACCATCAACTCCATAGTTGAGCATTTCATCCTCAAGATGTTCTAAATGTTTTAAGTGTGTTACGTTGGCCATTAGGTAAGCTTTACATGAAGTCCAGAATTAACTGTCTGTGATGAGGCATAGAGATAAAGATCTCTTATGATAATACTAAGATCTGCATTAGATTCTGATATAGCATCAATAAAACAAAGTCCTAAAAGTTTACTATACCTCCAAGACTGATTCTTCTCTCTAATATCTTGCATCATATCAGCACGTGCTGCTTTACCTCCTTCAGTATTACTCTTAACATTATCATCTGTAAAGACACCAGTCTTATTACCAAAGTGTTTAACCATCAATTTCACTATATCATCAAGAACTTTAGGAAAGTCTTTATGATTATCTTTACACTTAGCCCACAATGCTGTGTTACCACTATCTCCACCAGACCATGAAGTTAATGCACCCCAACTAGAACGTGGAAATGTAACACCGTTATCTTTAATGCTACTGATAGCAACTCCACCACCACACCGTCCTTGTTTTGCATCAGCACCACTTAATTCTAACTGCCAAGATGAACTACTACCTCCTCCAAAGTTTCTACATTGAAAATCTTTATTGGATTCAGGAGCATATCTAATATAAACATCCATACTGGAATCCCATTTACCCTTAACAAAGAACCAATCATTCTTCTTAACATCACCTATACTATCCCATATTTTTTTATCCCATCCAGCATCCTTATCTTCATTGATTACCTTTATATCAGAATCATTAGATCCTTCATGCTTCTTTAGAGATATACCAACCAATTTTTTATTATCAAGAAACCAACTTCTAACATGAGAATTTAATGTCTGGAAATTATGAACTAAAAACTTATTATTCTTTCCTTTTTCTGATATGCTACCAGCTCCTGTTAAAGGATAGTCTTTATGAATAGCCCATATATCAGCAGGGTTCCACTTATCCTCAGATGAAAAATATGCTGAAGTATTATCAGGTGTAACCGTATTATTATTAGCTCTCTTATATGCTGTAGAGACACTTGCTGCTGCTCCACCATCAAACTCTTTTCCCCTATAAAACTTATAGGTTCCTTTTGATGGTGTGTTGAGATAAGAGTATAATTTATTAGCTCCTCTCATATGAGATTGTCTCCAAGCAAATTCCAACACATTATAGGATGGTACTATCTCGTTTTCTGCATCATCAACTGCAATGCTACTATAAGCTTTTGACCATAGATCAGATTTAATCAAATTAGAATCTGTTTCTCTCCCACTAATCTCTTCAGGTGTAAATGGTCTTCCTAACTGATTGAATACCATATCAGCATAAAGACATTGAGCACATTCGTTTCTTCTAGTTTCTCTAGCACCACCACCAGAACCTGCAGTAGAAGCACCTTCTGGTTTAACTGCTAATACAATTCTCTTCTGTACAGGTTTACCAGTTGACTTTACTACACCCCATTTACTATCATACTTCAGATAAACATCAAGTCTGTTACCACCCTTTGTTATTACTAAATCCTCAAACTTCTTATCATCTAACTTTTTCTTTAAAGAACCCTGTATATTATTTGCAGCAATGGTTCTATTACCACCAGCAACCTTAACCACCAAAGCCATAATAACTTGACTCTTAGGTGCGTCAGGATCTTCTTTCATATCATTAATATCAAAATTAAGATATGTGTATTCGTCAGATATCAAAGAATCTATTACATTAAGACAAGCTTCTCTAACTGTAACAGAATTCTTTCTCCAATCAATTTCTGCCATTAAAAAAGAGGGTGGGTTCACCCTCTATTTAGATCAATGAGGGTTGTATACCTTCAATACAATTATTGTAGATGCAATAGCAACGATCACAATTAGTGTAATGATATGCATTATATGTCTCCTTCTGCTCTGTTTTCTGATTGAAATACATCAAACTCACCACCAGGATATCTTGCTGCTAACTTGATCATGTTAGTAACTACGATAGTCTGGAAGTCTAGTCCCAATGCATTACATGCTTGAGCAATGTACCAGAATACATCACCCAACTCTTTGACCATATGAGTCTTAGTATCTTCAGTAAGTTCTTTACCTTGGAAAGCAATCTTCTTTACAATCTCTGTAAACTCTCCACCTTCTGCACTGATACCAACAGCAGCAGTAAGAAGTCTAGGGATATCAACACCCTTCTCTTCTAAGTCTCTAATTCTTTTAATGAACTCATCTGTATTCTTAGATGGGTTGCTTGTCGTACCATCAACAAATTGAAGGTACTTATCATAATCAACTGATTGTGTCATTGTGGATCTGAATAACGATGTTCTTGTGATTTGTAAGTATCGGCACTGGATGCTGGTTTAATCATTTTAACCTCTGGCCAGTATGATCGATACACGAGTAGATTGCATTGACCTACACCATTCTTTTTACCTTTGTCCTCCCATTGTCTCACACATAATGTGAAGTAGGGTGCATGTTTATCGATGAAGTTAACGAAACCTTCATCTCCTCTGAATTCAACGATGTCTCCATGTTTAAACATTCCAGTTAGCGAATTTACTAAGGCGGTCTTGGTTTTGTTTTAATGTATCGTATGCATCATACAAAGATGCACTAGATGTATTCTCTGTATCATTAGTATCATACACAGAACTAGTAGAATCTGCTATATCAAATAGCTTCATCTTTGCTCTATCTATACCAACGAAAAAGGTCTTGTGTGATCCAGTAGGATCATTATACCTGTTCTTTAACTGCTTAACTTTTAATCTGTTTTCTGCTTCCAATTCCTCGCTAGAAATGAGAGCGAACATAAGGTCAGCAGTAGCAGGAAGTCCGAAGGATTCTGAAGTGTCAGTAAGCTCAGGCTCGCTAGCCCCAAAACCAGCACGAGTAGTTTGAGTAGCACTAACAATCGGTAAGTCAAACTCGACAGCAAGACCCCGAAGCTCTTCAGCAATCGCTTTAACATAAGTGTAAGAGTTAACGATGTGTCCTTTATATCTGGAACTAGCACAGATGTTAAGGTAGTCTATGAATATTATATCAGGTTTGAATGCTTTTTTCAACTTCAAATCATTAAGCAATGCTTTGAAATGTCCAGCATGTGCAGATGCAGTAGGATATTCTTTAATGATAACCTTACCTTGTGTTCTCTTCGTTAGATCTGTGATCTTAGAATCAAACATAACCTTTGGAAGATCTGTAATATCCTTAATGCTAATGTTTAAACAATTAGCATCGAGACGTTCTGCAATCTTTTCCTCAGACATTTCCATTGTAATGTAGAGGACATTCTTACCTTGAAGTAAGCAAGCACTAGCCATGTGACACATGAATAGAGACTTACCAACACCTGTACCAGCAAGTGCAATGTTAAGAGTCTTGTTAGGAAGACCACCCTTAGTGATGTAATTAAACTTCTCTAAGTCAAACGGCATCTTCTCTTCTTCTCTATGATAGAATTCATATCTAGCATCAGAAGACTCAATATAATCATGACCAATGTGTTCATCAAATGAAACACCTAAAGCATCTTGCAGAATACTAGGGATAGCATCTTTAGATAACTTTTCATCATTACCATCAGCAATCTGTACAGACTTAAGTAATGCATTATAGATTGCTCTATCCTGACACCACTTCTCAGTAGAATCAACTAACCATTCATAATCTATAAGTTCATCTGTAAGTGTTTCTAACTTTACAGATGCTTGCTTATATGTTTCTTCATTAAGATCAGTTCTGTTACCTAAATCTATCCTAAGAACTTCTTTGGTAGGCATTTTATTATACTTACCAGAGAACTGCAAGATCTCTTCAAATATTATCTTCTCTACTGGATCTTGAAAATATTCCTCATTAAGATGTGGTACTACCTTACGATAGTACTGTTCATTACAGAACAGGTTACGAAGGATAGTATCTTCAATCCTTTCAGTTGCCATAACTATATTCGGTACGTGCTGCTTCTTCTAGTTTAGCCATCACTTCGTCTGTGAAGTATTTCTCAGGATCACTGAGTATAGACTTAGGGTAAACATTACTACCACCAATGGAGATACGGTTGCCCACCCGTTTAAAGAC